GTACTAATTCTTACAAAGGTTGATCCAACGGCAACAACTTCAACACTAGTGAGAGCAACACCAACACTGACAGAACTACCTACAGCAACTCCTGAAGTGTTTGCAACATAAAGGTAATCTGAACCAATACCAACATCGGAAGAAAGTATTGTTGACAAAGTTGTTCCTGGTGTTGTTGCAGCAGAACTAATCAGAACATATGTTGATGCTACTGAAACAATGGGAGCATCTGTATATGCTATTCCGATTGTGATAGAATCGCCAATAGATACATTAGATGTATCGGACAAATAGATTGTTGTTGACCCAACGCCTACATTAGAGGTTACTGATGGATATATAAAAGGAATATTTGAATTGTAGTGTGATGCTGATACTGTTGCCAGTCCAACAACTAGTGCATCCGATTGGACTACATCTGCACTAAAGGTGGAAGCTGCACTAACTTGTCCATGTATTGATTTTACATCAGAGATTGTGTATGAAGTTACTGAAATAGCAACTCTACTGTTTTCGATTCCGTCAAAAATAAAGTTTTCATTTTGAATGAAGTCTCCTCTCTTTTGATAAACTGTGAGAGCAGTTCCAGCAGTAACATCACCAACTAAGAATCCTGTTGCTCCACTATATTTTCCTTTAATGAAAGTCGGAGCAGTTAAGGTGATTGGTTCATTCAGTGTAATTTCAGTAAATGGTTGGACATCATAAAGGGATATTCCCCATCTATTTCTATCAAGATTAGCAGCATCATACTCTCCAGATTCCAATCTGAAGTCATATACTCTTGCCAATCCAATTTCTTTACCTGATGGATGGATTGCTGGTGCTTCTAATGAACCATATGTTGCAGCAAAACCAACCCTTTCATTTCTTAGGCTAACATAAAAAGTATTTCCTATCCCTATTGTGGGATTTCCATATACTCGGTTTAGTGATATAGTTGGTCCAGTATAGTAGTCAACAAGTTGATTGTTTAATGTCTTAGTATCTCTTGGTTTCGGTACATCCAAATAAACTGGACTAATAGTTTCTACCTCATATCCTCTAACAAGTGCCTTTCCTGGAGAAACTTGATAGAGAGCTAGATTCTCAGAAGGTAAAGATCCTCCATCGGTTGTTTGATTTCTGGAGAATACGCCGTTATTCCCTAGATTATCGTTTAAAGATTCTTTGATTGCGACAGAGAACGGTGTAACATAATAATCACCAGATTCTTCATATGTTCTTCTTGCTAATTCTTCAGATAGTCCACCTAAAGTGTTATTTCTCGACAGTGAACGTAGAACGCCATTATTTACGGTTGCTAATTCTACAAAATCATTATCTTCAAAATCATCTAAATTTTTCTTATGCAATCTTGCAGTAATTTTGAGTCTATCTGCACCAGGTGCAGAATAATTATTAAAACCTCTTGAATTGTCGTTTAGAGATGGGTCAACATCTGAGTTGATAATTTCTTCTCTAAGTAAAAGACCTATTCTGTATGAAGGAGTGCTGCTATACTGATCAAGAAGGATAGTTTCGTCCTTTACTGCGATGAACTGTCCTTTTGCAAAATAAACGCCATTAGTTATGGAAAAAGCAGATGCAACTGAATTCGGATTGATTGGAATTGTAGATGCAAAAGGTTCGCCAGTAGAGATTATTCTCCCACCAAAATTAACAGTTTGGTCAAGAGTGAGTAGTTCTCCAGCTTCAAAAACAGTGTTTGTGTTATCTACTGTACTTGAACCAATGTAACTAATATAAAGAGTAACGTTTCCTCTTTCAGACTGATCTGATCTTAGGAATCCTTTAACAACTGCACTAACACCAGAATTTCTACCCGTAATCTTTCTGTCAACAATTTGAGAAAGATATTGTGATAGAGTAATTCCTAGGTATTCGTTGTTGAGTTCTAGTGCGTAGTAAGTATTATTGTACGCAATATTTCCTGGAATTACCTTTGCACCTTCTTTAAAGAAGTGCTGACCAAATTTTTCAATTTGGTTTTGTAAAATTGACTGTAAAGTTGTTAGCTCTCTTGCCTGGATAGGATATCCAGGTTTGAAAAGAACCCTATAATAGTCTTTATTTGAATCAAAATCATCAAAATATGGAGAGACGTTTAAATTAGTTTCCTGTGGCATAGTACTTTAGAATTGCAAAATGATTTTGATGTCTTCCTTTTGACTCTGAGACCTGGTTATTGATGGTCTGTTGTCAACGTAAATAATATTTCCGCTATATTTCTGAACTTCTGGTTCAGAAACTCCATTAGTAAATTCTTGACCCAAATAGTAGGTCCTACTATTTATTACTGTCGATAGACCGCTAAAAGAGGTATTAATCGCTAAAGTATTAGCAGTTCCAACGACTGAAATAGAACCGTTAGTTAAATCTGGATTTCCATTGAAACGATGCATTACAAATCCATACTGAGGAGTGGTATTCAAAGATCCGTCAGTATTGAAACCTGCAGTAGTTCTATCCTGCCAATATTTTAATACGCCAGTTGTTTGATCATATGATATAACTCTACCAACCGCAGTAGATCCAAGACCAACAGTTTGTGTAATATAACTATCGGCATCAAATGTTGCTGAACTATAACCTGCTCCAGTTAATCTTAAGGCATAAACGGCACTGGCTTTTTCAGAAGTTAAATTATCAGTTGTAGAATTTGGAACTTTTGGACTTTCAACAATACCTATTCTTGCGATTTCATTTCCAGTAATGAAATCTGGGTTTGATGTATCGTTTTCAATTCTAGAATAAATTAGAACATTTTTTGCACCAAGTTCTCTATAAATGTCTGCTCCATGACCACCTTGTGGCGGAATAATGACATTAAAAACGGGACTTGAAGTTGCCGCAGGAACTCCTCCACCAATTAAATCTAAAGTTCCAAAAGTATATCCACTACCACCATTTGAAACAGTTACTGACTCAACTTTTTGGTCGTTGTTGATTGTAACAATTGCTCTTGCACCTGTTCCATCACCCTTAATTGGAACGTTTGTGTAAGTTCTATTTGCAGTTCCAACCCCTACACCTCTATTGGTGATGGTTACTATCTTTAACTGTCCACTAGTTCTTGCATTTTCTCTAACGGCAGAAACTTCTGAGTTTGATTTCCAATCAAGAGGAACTGGAATAAAGTTAGTTGTATCAAATTTGACGATATCGCCTGGTCTTATAGTATAAAGATATTTCCAAATATATCCATCCCCACTGGAACCAGCTTCTCTTGGTTCAAGGTCTACAAATGTTGGTTCATCAAGAGATGGTCTACCTTCTGGATTATCTGGATCAGTTCCATTCTGCAAACAAATATAAACTCTGTAATCACTATTCATTACATAGAAGTTTGCATCATATAAACTAAAAGCATTTGATGGTTTTGAACGATTTTCTGCTCTAATATCATGCCTATACATGTCATAAGTGATTCCAGATTGCCAAGTAATTTTTCTAACTACCTGTCTTACATCTGAAGGAGTAATTTTCTTCAGAGCAATCATTGTATCCCAATAATTATTCTCTTGATCAAAATTATCTCTTGGATCGGGAGGACTAGTATTCCAAGTTGAACTTACCTCTGTGGCATTGGGAAGACCTACAAAGGTGTAATATGAGTTACTAGTCGATGCCACGCCGGCAAGAAAATTCTTGGCATTTAATATACGAAGTTGATCAGTTATAATTGCGGACATTTTACAGAGTTTTTTATCTATTTATTAGTTAATTTAAACTGTCTTTGTGACCATAGTGTTAACTCTTGGATACTTAGTTCCATTCTCATCTGGTTTTCTTGTGTTATAAGAATATTTTGGAGTAGCTACTCCTGTTTCCACTCTCTCTTTTTTGTAAAAAAGATATGCATTCTCACTTCCTTGTAGGTCAGTATCATCAGTATACCCTCCACTGGTAGTTGTCATCTGCCCAGTTTTATAATGTTGAATTAAATAATCTTCAATATCACCTTGATTCATATTTGGATATTGCTCTAGCAAACATGCAAGGACGCCACAGACCTGAGGGGATGCCATACTTGTTCCTTGATATTTGCCTATTTTGTAAGCACTATCTCTAGGATCATCAACGACACTAACTCCACTTCCTGCGGGATGCAAAGCTGATATGATATTCCTTCCAGGAGAATAAACGTCTACTCTGGGACCACAATTACTAAATGTTGCTTTTGACTCGTTTACCAGGGCACTGACAGCACCTACACATATTGATAATCTTTGTCCACCAACTCCACTCCTTGCACAAGAAGTATTCCAAGACCCTCTGTGATAATAATATGAACTTCCTCCATAAAAAATATAATTATTATAATCATCTCCACCTTGAACGTCTATTTTAGTTGACTCATTTCCAGCAGCTCCAACCATTATGATTCCATCATCTACACAGTCTTCAATATCTGCAACATATGATGGAATATATGCAAGAGGATAGATATTCGTTGCATCATAATCTCTTATACCATATGATTCCAAATCAGCATCTGAAAATGGTGATGTATCAGATACTCCACGATACATAATCAAAGTTATAGAGGCTCTTGGAAGCGTATATGATGATCCCCAACTGTTATTGCATATTGTAGGATTTCTTCTTCCGGTTTCAGGATTTATTGATTTTTGATTGTGCCAAGCTCTAATATATTCAAATAGTCTATCTGCCGATATTTGCCCATCATAAGGACTTACGTAATAAATTGTTGCATCTCTTGCCCAACCTTGGGTGTTTCCTGAAACTGTTCCTGCAACGTGTTGTCCGTGGTTATCATCACCATTTTCTAAACCAGCTCCTGATCTATAGGTGTATGTTCCATTTGAACCACCAGTAACCTGATTCGTTAATGATAACCAATTAAACTGTTGAACGCGAGTTCCACCTGTACCATCATCATTTACAGCAAACTCTGGGTGATCTGCGTTTAAATGTCCATCAACAACCAACACATCAACATTTTTTCCTGAGCTAGTAGTTGTTACTGTTCCACTAATATTGCTTGTACCATTTTCTCCCCAGTTAGATGTTTGCACTCCATCTACACATCTAAGTAATCCCCAATTTTTATCAACAGAATATGCTGTACTTATTTTTTCCCAATCATCAGAAGTTTGAGTCCAAAGAGGTCTAATTGTAATACTATCAATGAGAGATTTTGGTACTACATCAATAACTCTTTCATCATTTTTTAGTGCTTCAACTTCATCTTCAGTTAGAAGATATCCAGTGTTTCTGCTGATTGGTCTTCTGTCACAACAAACAACTTCTCTATCAGGAACACAAGAACATCCACCTGGAGTTTCCATTTCATCATAAAATTGGTCAAGATCAGAACCTTTTTTGAGAGTAACTATATACTCTTGCATTTATCAGTCCTCCAGTTTTACTACTGTTAAGTCTAAAGTAATTGCTGAACTAGATGATTCGTTGTTAGTAACTCTCGCATAAATTGTGCTTGCTGTTGGAGAATCGTTATTCCAACCAATAACACCTGGAGACATTAAGAATGTGCTAACTCCAGCAGATGTACTACGAACCTCTGCTATCACTCCAGATCCTGGTGTTGGGTCTGTAAAATAGGAGCGTCCAACGTCAGAAGATCTAGAACTTGAATCAGTATATAAAGTCACCCAAGCAGCACTAGAAATTCCAACTTTCAATAAACCATAAGTTTTAAATCCTGTGATGTCTAGTGTTGCTGAAGAACCTGCTCCAACAGATCCTGTGGTTCCGGAGACTGTAGTTCTGACACCAACAGCAGGTTCTGTTCTTGGAGTTACATATATCGTTGCACCCATTCCAGAGTGTGATGTGCATTGATAATAAAGTGTATTTGGTGCATCAAATGGAACTTCAAATCTTATTGTTCCACTTGCTGCTCCATTGTTTGTAACTCCATTATTATATGCAGATCCTCCATTACTCAAACGAATTTGGAATGGATGAGCACCACCTGAGTTGTTAACAAATTCATAAACTTCCCCTCTTGTCAAAT